GGCCTGCGCGATGACTTGGCCGACCTGTCCATCTCCTTGTACTCCTGTTGCGTCAACATTTGCTTGCCCGCTAACCGCAGCCTGGCCAATTTGGCCAGTTCCCTCGACTCCAGTGACGTTGACAACGGCGCTTTGGATGACGATGACTTGTCCAACTTCTCCGTTTCCTTGGACTCCGGTAACTGGGACACTTGCCCCACCAGAGGCGGCAACGGACCCAACAGCACCGCTACCTTGGACTCCTGTGAGCTGGACAAAGGCTTCTCCGGAGACTGCAACTTGTCCGACGGCTCCTGAACCCTGGACCCCGACGGCGTCGACGTTAGCAGCGCCGGTAGCGTCACTTTGACCGATATGTCCTGTCGCCGAGACTCCAGTAACGTTGACAACGGCTTCTGCATTGACTGCGACCTGGCCAACTTGGCCATCGCCTTGGACGCCGGTGACACTGACATTGACATTTGCTGTAACAACAACCGTAACTGTTCCGACTGCGCCAGTTCCTTGGACCCCGGCGCTGCCTTGGCCCCAGTTGTTATCTCCCCAGCCATCATATCCCCATCCACTAAGAGGTACGACGGTGACAGCTTGCCCCCAAGGGAATTCGCCGTATGGACCTGCGCCCCAGCCGGTGTAAGCTGCCACCTAGTCATTTCCTCTTAAGCAATACGAATGATCGCGCCGGTCGCTGTTTTGGCCGGGAAAACAATCGTAAAGGTTCCTGCAGTAGAGGTTTTTGCACCGCCAAAGTCCAGCACTGCAACCACGCCGTTAGCCGTAGTGGTCGAAGTGTTGTAAATCAGCGCGCCAAAGGCAGTAATAGTGGCCGTAGTGAACGACAGGTCAGAAAAGTCGGTCACAGCGGTCGTACCAGTTGCCGTGGGCGTAACTTTCGTCAGAGTGCCACCGCCAGCCACGTAAGAGCCAGAAGCTGCTACTTCGTTGGTCGTGGTATATGACTGGGTTGCAGCGGTAAACGAAGCACTGTTGTTATACAGAGCCAGTTTGAAGGTGCTGCCACCAGTTGAAAAGTTATGTTGCGCCTTCATCAATTGAACCTTGAATGAAGTCGCCATGAAGTTACCGGTAAAAGCCATTTAAGCTCTCCTTAAAAGATTGGCGGCGTTTTCTTGGCCACCTTTTAAACAAATCTGGATGCAGGTAGCCCTTTCGGACTGTGCTGCGCGTTTTAAATACTCATGAATAGTCTTTTCGACGCGCTCCCTAAAATACTTCGCTTGCTCACGAATGGCCGGGGGAGCGGTATCGGCCACACCAATAATCTTGTCCGTACAAAGTTCTGCCAGATCTTCCAGAGGTAATCCACCAAATTCACTGGTTTTAACAATCGGGGTAGGAATATCACCAAATTTTGCGCTAAACATATTAGGTCCTCAATGCCTCTGGAGCATGGTATGTCGGGGTCCCTGATTCAAGAGAATCCTTGATTTCAGAGTACTTTTTAGCCACAAATCGATCGTTTTCCAAACCAATTACCAGTGGGTCTGCCAATCTGTGGTATCCATACAACTTGTTCGCTACTGGTTCATTAGTATCCAGTAAGGAGGACCCAGCGGCAACCCCTACTTTAATTCCACGTTCAGTTGCCTTTGAGAGTAAATACTCACAACACGCTCGGCCTGCTTCGGCAAAATGAACCGTCTTTTTATAAGAAAAATCTACCCCATACATGTGTATTTCTGCCACTTTTGCTGCAATTGCATATCCAATGGCAAAAGCGACGGTATTGTTAAAGTAGCCAGTTCCGCAGGCATTTATGACCTCTTCAAGCGGGAACTCTACCAATCCTGAACACCGGGAATCCAGCTCGCAGGTATAAATTGGGCCAGTGTGTTTTTCCAACACTGAACGCATGAGCCCTGTTTGGCTGCCTGCATCATCCGAATCTAAAAACCGGCTTGCCGGGTCCATCATAAAAACCCGGTCGTGGAACACAACACCAGCCATGGCGTTGATTGCCCATACTTCGTCAATTGGCGCAGAATGAGTCTTTGCCAAAATAAACTGGTCGCAGCTTCTTCCCATGGCCACGATCGCAATTTTCTTCCCCTCTAGATTTGGTACAGCTTCTTTCATGGTCCAGGTGACTCCGATTTAATACGGATGCGAGCCATTCCATCTCTGTTTTCGTCGCGACGGCGACGGCCTTGTTGCTCGATTCCAAGGCCTTGAATAGCCTGTTTGTAGGCGTTATCAAAGTACTGAAGCATCTCAAGCGGGCCTTTGGTGTAGCTGTAGGCCTGATTGAGACAGCCGTAAAGCAGCGCCTCGGGAGCATTTATGCTCACCCAGGTCGTCTGATTGGCAGAGGAAAGTTGAGCAGGTTTATAGATATAGCCCAGCTCTACATAGTAATTTTGGTTCGGAGTTGGTGCTATGTAAAACGTATTTTGATCCCACACGGAATAATACTTAGGCACACCTTGAACTGACCCATCTGGCCAATACTGCTTCATAAAAGATGTGTCTCTAAATTCTAAAAAAATATTGCTTGTGGACTGAATCATCATGTAGCGATGCGTCAAAATATCGCTTGGAGCAGTTAAAAACTTATTACCTTGAGTCATGTTGGCAAAAGCCTCTAACTTAAAAACATCCAGATCAATGTCGCGCAAGATGCGGTTTTCCGTCATCAATATAAAAGTATTGATAATGGAATTAGGAAGGGCGTTGGAGTCTATCTCCGTAAACGACCGAATGTTGTCAACAAGTTCGTTGTAGGTCATGTTGTTGTCACCGTCACTTGGCCTATCCCTCCGATCAACTGACGATTCTGAAGTTCAGGGTAGGGAGTCATATTAGTGCCTCCGTTTGCGCTTCCCAGACTTTGAAAAGCGCTGTCTGCTGGTGCGCCCACATAGACAGTAACCGGCTCCACGCGATCGGGACGAGGCTCAAGCAAAGCAATTGCGTCTCCACGATACTTAAGGGGCTCCAGTTGGGGTTCTTTTGGCTCGTAGTCGTCTGGGCAGACCTTAAATCCGCGCCAGTTTTTCCGCAGGACGTTAAATGGATAACGTTGTCCGCAGTAGTCGCAGAGGCCAAAAGAGAATTTACCGGTTGCATAGGCCATCTTAGGCCCCTACATCCGGGACGAAAGAGACACTTGCCGTATCTCGATCTTCCAGAGCTGCACGGGTAAAGTCCTCTTCGTAGATTTGTTTAAGCGCTGCCGTGCGATCAGGCGCGTACTTAAGCGACAGGTAATACGCAAGGCCAGAGGCCAAACATGGCAAGAACCTGAAGTTAACGTCAGTGGTATTGGTATAGGCGCCCGCATCCTGAATCCTACGAATGCGGTAATACACAAAGGTGTAGAAATTACTTTGTGCTGCCGGGTACAAAAATACCTTAAACGTGTTTGCCCGTTGTACATAGTACTGAGCAGGTCTTGCCGTGGTGGTTTTATCCGGAATATTCAAATATTCCTCACGACTGATACGATCAATCGTGATGTCTACAGAGGGACTTTGAGAAGTATCTCGGATAACCGCTGACAAAACGTTCACGGTGTCAGAAGACAGCGTGATTTCGTTTGTTGCATTTGTCAACGGATAGACTGCTTGCTCAATTGTCCAAAGGTTTAAGCCCCTGTTCGCCCAATCGAGAAACATCAAATTCAAAGAACGACGCGCACTGTTTAGCTGATGACCATAAGTCATCTGCATGCCGCAGCGCTCAAATGCCTCCGCGATTAACTCGTCAACCTGGAGGTCAAAAGTGGTCGTTCCGGAAGTGGTCATTATTCTTTGTACAGATTATCAAAGGTTACGTTGGGATCCATGTAGCTATCATCCTGCTCTGCACAATGAATCCATTGGCTAGGCCTAAAATCAGGAGCACCTTTTCCGGTCTCCCAATACGCTGGACTCGTTACTCGAACACGGTTGTTAGGCAAGGCCACAATGTTTCCCGTCCACTTGCCAGCATCCGTTAGCATCAACACATGGCTTTGCTTGTGTTGAGCGGGGCAGTCGGCCACTTCGCTCTCGGCATAGTCCACCGTAAACAAGTACCGCCCAGTATGAAACTCCCCCGCTATTTTGCATAGCCAAGGACTAGGGCTAGTACGAGCGAATTTTATGACAGTGTGCTCATGCGAGGGGCAATCCCAAGGCTGCACCAAATGC